GCAGAAAGTTGTGCATTAGACATATAAGATTGTTGTCTATTAGACAGATTAGCTAAATCTATTTGAAGATTGTTAGCATTATTTACTAGTGCTGTCTGTTGCCTATTGTTTAAATTCATGTTAGCAACTTCAGCAAATCTAGCAGCAGTAACTAAGTTTACCTGCTGTTGATTACTTAAATTCTGTCCTTGGAAAGCTGCCTTTATCTGTGCGTTAGCCAAGAAGGTTTGCTGCATGTTAGACAAGTCTTGTGTCTGTAATGCAAAAGCATTAGTACTGTTCTGTAATGCTACTTGCTGTTCATTAGATAAGTTCTGCAGTGAAAGACCTTGCTGGGCAGCAGCATTAGTTAGTGCTACTTGCTGTCGTCTATCTAAGTTGCTCATATTCATCTGGTTAAATGTTTGAGCATCTTGTGTAGCAATAGGTAGTGAAGACTCCATAGCAGCCTGTAGGATAGCTGCACCTGCCATTGAGCTACCAGCTAGACCCCTTGAGGCCATAGCAGCGTTAGCAGCCCTTAAAGCCCCTGCAGCCCACACAGGCGTACCATCATCAAACTGCTTCATCAACCCTTCTAGTTGACCCTGTACAGTTCCTAATGCACCTACTTCGCCTTGAATGGCTTTAGCTAATGTGCCATTGTCTACACTAAATGAATTTAGTTTGGCTGCATAAGCTACGGCATCTTCTCTAAGGAACCCACCTGATTGTGCCAGTTGCGCTTGAGCCATATTAGACTCTTGAATTTGCGCAGCCTGCGGTATTTCATTTACAGATACAGTAGCCTGTTGAGCTATAGCAGGGTCAATGCCAGAAGACTGTGCAATCTTAGCTGCTGGTACAACTTCGTCTTGACCTTGAGCTTCAGCTAACTGGTTTGGTGTCACGTTTAAATCACCAAATCCAACCCCTTGTTTAAAAGCAGTATCAAACTCTGGTGCGCCGGGTGTGGCTCCGGCAGATAGCTGGCCTTGTGCTGCTGTTACACCGCCAGTTGATCCCTGTGCAGCCTGTACTGCTTTCATGGCAGTATCTACTGCAGGTGCTGCCTGTGCTACATCCATTAGATTTGCTTGTGATGGTGTAATCTGTTCAGCTTGATACGTACTAGCAGTAGTGGTTGGTACGTTTACAGAACCTGTCAGTGAACCTGTACCCGGAGCGACCATTTGACTTGGGTCTTGTTGAATGCCTGCAGCAATTGTTGTGCCACCAATAGGAACACCGGGTTGATACATTTGTTCAGTAGTAAATTGTCCAATGCCGGGTTGTTGAGGAGGGGCTTGTGGCATCCAACCTGTTTGTGTTAATGTTGGGTTGCCTTCTGGTATTTTAAGTAATTGACCACCATCTGACATTATACTATTACTAATTTCTATGCCCATAGCATTTGCAAATTGGGCAAACTCTCCTGTAAATAGACCTCCTCCCAATCCAGTATCGCCTGCTTCTGCAGCGTAAACAGGACCAGTGTAGATATTACGAAGGTAATCTACTATTGCATTAGTTTTTTCTCGTTTTACTCCTTCTAGCCCAAGGAACGTACCATCTTCTGATTCTTCTTTTTTTAACACTTCCAACATATTGTCGTGTGAAGATTGAAGATTAGGATTTTTAAATGCACCAGTTTCAGAATAAACTTCTACATTCCGTCTAAAGGGTGCAAACGCATCATAGACTGTATTGTCAGACGCACCTGTAAAAGTAGGTGTACCGGCTTGTGTTCCTGCGGGATTAGTTACAATGCCTCTGTTTGAAGGGAGTTGAGGCTGCTCAGGCACGAATGGCGGATCAAGTTCTGGAATACGAACTTCTGGTATTTCCGAAGCAGGAATATTGGGAAGTGTACCAGCACTAGCTATAGGTCCAGCAGGCTGTTGCGCCGCAGGTGCTTGGCCTAATGTACCAACTGAACTACCTAGTGCATTACCTGCTGCAGCAGTTTGTGTAGTTTGTGTCGGTAGTCTTGGATCAGCTAGTGGCTGTGCAGGTGCTTGATAAGGAGAGGTATTTCTAAATGCTAAACTTAATTCGTCTGAGTAGGCAGAACGCTGTCTATTTGCTGCTGTATCTTGAGGAGAACCTATTTGAATAAACGTAGGAGTATCGTCATTGCCTTGTGTGGGCAGCGCATACCTAGTTGCTGGATTAAAACCACCCTCGCTAAACCGTGGCACGTATCCACCTGATGCCATCTTCCGTGCGGCATTCGTATACATATTCATTTGCTGTTGCCGTGCAGGGTCTTGGTCAACGTACTGCTGAAACTGGTTCATATCACCTTGATAGCCCATAGCCCCTGCAATCTTATTCATTGCTTGAGGTTTAAATCCTTTGAACATCGCCATATTAATTCATTCCCATAAATACTGTAACCACCATAGCTACTACCATTATAGTGCTACCCATTATCATTGCTTCCATACGCCACATGCGTTTGTCTAGTGCTTCTAGTTTCTCACCTACAGCAGCGTAACGCACTGCACATTCTTTTTCATGCGCTTCTAGTTCTAGTGCAACACGAAGTTCAGGGGTTACAGACTGCTCTAGTTTCATTTATCTACTCCGGCTTTGTAGGCCAATTTACACTGAAAGGAAACCCAGCTTGTGCTGGAATATCACGCAATGCTTGGCGGTATGTAGTCATATCAGATGACATTGTAATATCAGATAAAGCCATCCAGTCTGTCTCAGCAAGTAGGCTATCACGTTGATTGCGAACCGCTGCCTCAGCATCAGCTTGCTGTTTGTTAGTAGCGGTGTACGCCACCTCCCACTCGTTCCCGTACAGTGGCTGACCTATTTGGTCTGTGTCCACTTCATTTGTTTCAGGGTCAGTACAGTCAGCTTCTGTCTTTAACCGTATGACTTCCCGTGTAGGTGTGCCACGCACTAGGGTTTGCACCAATGGGTCATAGGTTGGTTTGTCTAATTCGGTTACTTCATAGACTGCATACCTTCGCAGAATAGTGTTAGGTATCTGCTTAGGAAAGCTAGTCTGCGGATTATCACGGCGAAATTGCCCAACGCTGTATGGAAATTGGTCGGGCTGACCGTTTGTAAGTTTTACTAAAAACATAATTGCTTCTCCTATTAATATGCTCTTGTTGATGCTGGGCCAGCGAGGTTCAATGCTAAACCGTAAGCACCGTTCATATTTGTGCCATTCGTTAAAGTATCAAGGACTGACAAACTTGCAGGATTGGAAACATCAACAGATTTTATGCCATCAGTAGACGAACCTACTGAGTATAAAACATTTGCGCTTGTATCTAATCTTATAGCTCGTGCATCATATCCGTTCATCAACGCGATAGTGTTGCTAATTGACATGCTTGAAGGATTAGAAATATCGATAGAGCTTAGTTTACCATTTGAATACGAAACAATATAAGCAACGCTATTTGCTGCATCAACTTCAATTGGCCCTGTATAATCTAAATCTGTAGAGTTAACTAATCTACTTAACTCAGACATGCTTGCAGGGTTGGAAATATCTATAGCTATAATGCAATCGCTGTAAGCAGAACTCATGTATGCAACCTCATTTGTCACATCCAGCGAGATATCCTGTGCAGAAATAAAATTTGTTGGTAATAATGTGCCTGAAATACTTAGGTTAGAAGGATTTGAAATGTTTACCGCTACAATTCCTCCAGCAGAAGCGATTGCAGAAACGTAAGCTACTTGATTAGTTAGGTCTAAAGCTACTGCGCCGCTAGTAGCTAATTCAGTGCTTGTAACATTGTCCAAGAAAGAAAGGCTAGAACGATTAGAAATGTCTATAGATGTAAGTCCACTTGCACCAACGCAATAAGCAACATCATTAGCCACATCTATAGCAATATTAACAACCTGATTAAGATAAGAGCTAGCAGTATAGGTGTCCAACTGAGAAAGACTTGAAGTATTTGAAATGTCTATAGAAGTAATACTTTGGCCTGTATAGTTTACAACATAAGCGGTTGAATCTGTAGTGTCCACGCATACACGCCTAGCTGAATTTAAAGCAGTTGCATTAGAGTATGTGTTTAATTCAGACATACTACTGGGATTCGATATATCAACAGATGTTATTGAATTTGCTTGGAATGAGGTTACCACAGCAAAATCAGCAGCAGCAGCACCACCACCAGCCGACACACCAGCCGCACCCATTTGCATTAACCTAGATACACTCATGCCATTGCATCTCCTGCTTGAAAGCCTTGATACGTAGTTCCACCATCATCTGTGTAAAAGACCAACACATCTGTTTCACCAATAGCTGGGCCATCCGGGGCTGTACCGCCAGCAAATTCTACTGAGGATGGGTAAGTAAAGGTAGCTGTTGATGTAGAACCTGTAGTGTATTGAACAACTGTATAGGCTGGCGCAAGGCCAGTTACAAACAATTTTCCGCCATCATTACTAAAAGACATTCCTAAAGGACTAGTTTTTTCTGAACTTATAGAAAAACTAACACTATCGTAACTAGCTGTGGTTACATCAAAATAAGTTGATAATGAATACTGAAGAATAGCGTCTGCTGGTGCTGTACCATCTTTTAAAACATACATTTTTGAACCATCACCATTAAACCTAATATCAAGAGTATTTCCACTTTCGTTACTAAGGTCAAAATTTTTGCTGTTGTAAGATGCCGTACTAAGGTCATAAGCTGTAGACATTGCGTATTGATGAACTATGTTGCCCAGTCTACCTGCCACGTAAAATTTTGTTCCATCATTATTAAAAACTATACTAGCGGGTAAAGAATCTTGATTAACACTAAAACTAACACTGTCGTATGACGCTGTACTAATATCATAAGCTGTAGACATTGAGTATTGACGAACAGAATCGGTACCACTACCAACTACAAAAAATTTTGTTCCGTCTCCATTAAATGCCATACCTCTAGGTGTAGGTTCTTGACTGGCAACACTAAATTCAACTGAATCATAAGATGTTGTGCTAACGTCATATGCCGTAGATAAAGAATATTGATGAATTTTGTCACTAGTAGCACTAAGTATGTACATTTTAGTTCCATCAGGTTTAAAAGTAACGGCTCTAGGGTCGGACTGTGTTTCCGTTGCAGCGTTATACGACTTATTATCGTAAGACGCATTAGCTATGTCATATCCTTCAGCCACATTCGCACCAGTTAATGCCAAAGCAATACCCGCTGCCGTGCCAGATGCAGGTGGATTTGAAAAAACAAACTTGGTATTTGCTGTTGGAGTAAAATTAAAATATGTACCACTAGAAATGTCTATAGTTGTATCAGGTAAAGTTGAGTATTGATAAACTGTGTCATTTGTCTGACCAACTACATACAATTTGCTTCCGTCAGACTTAAAAAATAAAGCGTGTGGAGTGCTTTCTTCACTAATAGTAATTAAACCCGTAACTGAATTGTATGAAGCACTAGAAACATCCCAAGCGGTGCTTAAATCAAATTCAGCTATTCTGTTTCCTCCATCAAAAATTGCCCACATTTTTGTTCCATCAGGATTAAAAGATATTTCTTTAGCAGCTGATGCATTTATACTATTGTCTAAATCAAAACTCACATTGCTATAGGCCATTGTTGAAGCGTCCCAAGCTGTCGAAAGATTATATTGAAGCACTTGGCTGGTAAAGAGGTCTACTAGATACAGTTTAGTTCCATCAGATTTAAAAAACAAACTTACAGGATTAGTTGTTTGGGTGCTTGTTGAAGTTGAATCAACAAATGAGGCACTAGAAATATCCCAAGCTGTGCTTAAAGTGTATTCGTGAACAGCATCACCTGTATTTCCAACGATAAACATTTTAGTTCCATCATCTTTAAAGAAAATACCTTGAGGTGTAGCCTCTTGTGATGAAACGCTTAGGCTTTGGTTGTATGTAGCAGAATAAGGATTCCAAGCGGTACTCAAATCATATTCATGTACTTTTTTAAATCCTAAAGCTACAACTCCCGTAACACCACAAACATACATTTTAGTTCCATCGGGTTTAAAAAATATACCTGTCGGTCCTGGTTCTTGAGTTGCTACACTAAAACTTACATTGTCATAGCTAATGTTAGCAAGACTATATGCGCCGCCAGTAGCAGCCGTAACTGTACCAACCCCTTGAGCCGCATTAGCTGCAAACGCACCAGAGCTATAATCAATAGCCACACTCATGCCATTGCATCTCCAGCTTTAAAGCCATAGTAGGTTGTTCCACCGTCTGTAGTGTAAAAAGATAATATGTCAGTCTCACCAACAGCAGGGGCGTCAGGGGCTGTTCCTGAAGGCCATTCTACTGATGAGGGGTAGGTGAAGGTTGCTGGGCCTATAATGCCTGTGGTGTATGCCCATACTGCGTCTACACTTTGCCCCGTAATATACATCTTTGTGCCATCACTGCTGAAAAAGACGCCCTGTGGAAGGTTTTCTTGGGTACCAACATAGAAATTCAGTAAAAAACTAGCGGTAGATACATCCCAAGCTGTACTTAAATCGTATTCGTTAACATCATCCCCACTAGCACCAATAACGAACATCTTTAAACCATCTGGCTTGAAGAAAACGCCTTGTGGATTTATCTCCTGGGCAGAGACAGAGAAGCTCTGTAGAAAACTAGCTGAAGATACATCCCAAGCCGTACTTAAATTATACTCGTTAACATCATCCCCAGTAATACCAAGCACATACATCTTTAAACCATCAGGCTTGAAAAAGAGGCTATGTGGATTTGTCTCTTGAGAACTGACAGAGAAGCTCTGTAGAGAGCTAGCTGAAGATACATCCCAAGCAGTGCTTAAATTATATTCATAAACAGAATCTGTAACCAAACCAAGAACATACATCTTTAAACCATCAGGCTTGAAAAAGAGTCCTGCTGGGGCAAGGTCTTGAGAACTGACAGAGAAGCTCTGTAGAAAACTAGCAGAAGATATTTCCCAAGCCGTACTTAAATCATACTCGTTAACCGCATCTCCAGTTTGCCCAACAATATACATCTTTAAACCATCAGGCTTGAAGGATATGGCGTTTGGACTTGTCTCTTGAGCAGCAACGCTGAAGTACCCCTCAGTAGGGTAGTCATAGCTACCAGTGCTTACGTCCCAACCTGTAGTTAGGGTATATGAAAATACCGCATTCTTGTCAATACTTGTAGTATACAGCCTTGAACCGTCAGGCTTGAAGAAGCAGGCGGCGGGATAGGATTCTTGGCTAGTGGTGTCTAAGGCCTGTAGAAAACTAGCTGAAGATACATCCCAAGCCGTACTTAAATTATACTCGTTTATGTCCCTAAACCCTGTAAAATACATCTTTGAGCCATCAGGTTTGAAGAAAATGCCACTCACACTTAATGAGTCTACGGGAGCAAAAGAGAAGTTCTGTAGGTAAGAGGCGGTAGAAATATCCCAAGCTGTACTTAAATCATACTCGTTAACATCCTTTCCAGTACCGCCTGCAATGTACATCTTTAAACCATCTGGCTTGAAAAAGAGGCCTTGTGGGCTTGTGTCTTGGGCAGAGACAGAGAAGTTCTGTAGGTAAGAGGCGGTAGAAATATCCCAAGCTGTACTTAAATCGTATTCATTCACATCATCCCCAGTAGAACCAGTAACATACATCTTTAAACCATCAGGCTTGAAGAAGATGGCCCTTGGAGTTGCCTCTTGAGCAGCAACAGAAAAGCTCTGTAGAAAACTAGCGGAAGATATTTCCCAAGCTGTACTTAAATCATACTCGTAGACATTGTCGTTGGCATAGCCGACCACATACAGCTTTAAACCATCAGGCTTGAAGAACATGTGTGTTATACTTGTATCTTGAGCAGCAACATTGAGGTACCCATAACCTGCAGTAGGAGGTTTTGCATTGGCCACGTCATACGCAGAATCCAGATAGACCCCAGTAAGCTTCAAAGTAAAAGCTTGTCCAGTACCCGAAGCAGGTGGATTGCTAAATGCAAAAGTAGTGTTAGCGGTAGGTGTATGATTAAATACATTACCCGATGTTAAGTCAAGCGTAGCATTATCAGATACACTACCAACTGTTTCACCAGAAGGTGTTGCCTCAAAAAAGCCACTGGAATAATCTATTACAATTCCCACTGTTTACTCCTATACGGCTGTAGAGCCTGTCATATCATCTTGTGCCATTACCCATGAATAACACTTGTCCAAGAAGGCATCGCCGCTTGATGCGTTGATATCGTCAAAGTTTGCGTTGTAGCGTTTGAAGTCTACCTCACGAGTGTCATCGGTTGGTGATGCCGTAGCGTATGCTGACAGGTCAATCATCACAGAGAACTTTGGGTCTGACCCACGTTGACGACTAATTGCTGCTGTTACGATACGGTAGTATGCGTTATTAAATGCAATGCCGTACTGACTTGCACTTTCTGCGATATTATTTTGAATAGCCATTTTATTTTGCTCCTTTTTAAGCGTATGTGACTTCGCTGGTTCTGATGTTTGCTACCCAGCGTATGTTATGTGAGGCTTCGCCGGTTACTGTAATAGCCAATGCATTATTTGTATTGTCTGCTGTCATAGCCACGGTCCAACTAGATTGATTATCAATTACTGTTGTTGCACTATTTACCAAAGTTGTTGTACCGCCATCATTTACTAACAAACCAGAAATAAGAAACGAGGCAAAGGCTTGTGCGCCATTTTGTATGCCTGTCACTGAGCCTTCAAATGTTATAGCTGTATCGGACGCAGCTACAATTTGATTGGTAGACCCTGCCGAATTTGTATTTGAACGCAAAATAGTAGGTGTAGCATCTGTTGTAGCCGCTACTAAAATCATCATGCCACCTTGAGCAGCACCAGAAGTACTTACTAATTGTGCGCCGTAAGCATACTTACCGACCTGTGCGGCTAAAGCTCTTTTTCCAAAAGCATAAGACGCTTCGCCAGATGCGGTATTGATAGACCCGCCAATTGCCACTGAATATGCGCCAGAAGCAGTTGGATATTCGCCGCCAGCGGCAAAAGACTTTGAACCACTAGCGGCAGCATTTTCTCCAGAAATTGCTACAGAGTATGCGCCAGAGGCTTTTGCCCGATAACCTATCGCAATTGAACTAGTGGCAGTAGACCCATAAGACGAACTGCTGTTATTAATAGCCGCTGCTAGGCTGTTTGCGCCAGAAGCATATGATACTGGCAAAGACACTGCAGCATTGCCAGCCGCCGTTGAACTTCTACCTAAAGCTAACGAACCACTAGCACTAGCGACTGTTGCTCCTGTACCTATAGCCATGCTTCCATCTGATGAAGCTGTTACTCCTCCATAATAAGCACTACCAATTGCTACGGCAAATAAATTTGTTGCCTGTATCGGTTGGCTAGTATTATTAGAACCGCCGATTGCTATTGCATTTTGGTGTGAAGCTTGTGTTCCAGCTATAGTTGTATTTCCAATTGCAATAGCATTATTACCTAAAGCTGAAGGTTGTGCATTTGGGCTGCTTTCATTAGCAGCATACAAGTCCGCACCACTAGCTGCAGTAGCAAAAGATAATACACCTGAACCATTTGTAGTTAAGACTTGTCCACTAGTACCATCAGCAATAGCTGCAGCAGGAGCCGTAGTAAATACAGCTACATTACCCGTAGCATCAGGGAATGTAATTGTGCGGTCTGTTGTTGGATTAGTAAAGGATACTGTAGTTTCATTACCATCAGCACTAGAACCTTCAACACTAAATCCTGAATCATCAAGATGCATACCTGTTACAACAGGGCTTGTCAGTGTCTTGTTAGTAAGTGTTTTAGTTGTACCTGAAAAGTATGTGTCCAGTAGGTCTACATCAAAATAACCAATGGATGATGCAGAAGAATCAAATACTGCAATGCCATCGTTACTAGCGATAGCTGTACCTGTGTCAATAGTAATAGCGGATACATCTGCTACCGCATTAAGTTCTGGACCTGTAGCAGTAAGACCTGTTACATTATTAGATGTTGCGCTTACAGCTTGAATACGGGACTCTACAGCCGCTGCTGAAGGTAGTTGTGCATTAGTTGAACTGCCACTTACACTTGTTACAATATCTGTTATATTATTAGTACCATCTGATAATGTACTAAATGTTACTGTACCTGTAGTTACTAAGTCTCCTACAATACGT